GCTAAAGCTCCTGTACCTGTCATTTTAAAAAAGAAAGGTTTATTAGCTCCATCACAGATTAACATTTCACCATAGTCAGATGTACCTTCAAACAATGCAAAGCTACATTGTCCTTGACTAGTTCGTGCATCATTAGAACGTCCACTAAACGTACTAAAGGTATCGCCACTTCCTGAAACACTTGCTTTATTTATCTGTAACCAACTAGTGCCATCCTGACTAAAAAATATACCTGTTCCTGAACAAGCAATTAATCCATCTGCATATACAGCTAGTCCAAGTATTCTATTACTAGAGTTAGGTCTTGCAGAAGAACCTCCACCAAATAAAGTAAAGCCACTAATACGCCTATACCCACCATCAGGATCTACTTCAAAGTTTAATAACTCTGTAGCTAATCCAGGCTGTCGCATAATTTCAAGTTGATTTAAATTAACATTCAAACCACCTCGACATGCTAGGGCAAAGGGTTGAGACATTAGAGGAACCTTATCCTGTCATCTTTAAAATATCCTGGTGAAGCCTCCATTAAGTTTAGCTTCATTAGTCGAAGACCTCGTTTATAGTCTTCTAATGCAAATGCTGCTGACTGAGGATTCTCTTTGAACTGATGAACATAGTATCTAGCTCTTGCTAACAATACTGTTTTGTAAGTTGTAGGAAATACTAACTGATCTCCATGAGCTGATAACTCTGTAGGTAAGTCATAAGCATAGAAAAATATACGATAGACTTTATCTGGAATAGGACTTAATCCAAACTTTCTATTATCAGGACTTTTAATAACTCTATCAGGAGTACCAAAATTCTGACTATCAGCATCATCTTGATTTTGAGCTATTCTAAAATAATCTTTCCATTCTTCAGTTGAAGTAAAACGTAAGTTACGAATTGTAAATGGAGCAGACTCTCCTGATACCCCTACTGTTGTAAGTAAAAAATTATCATAATCTATAGAACCATAATCAGTAGTTAAACTAGAGCTATCACTTTTAAGTAAATACCATCTTGTACCAGCTACAGTTTCTATAAAAGCATTGCCATACATAGGATCAGTAGATCCACTTAAACCTGTTGCAAGAAAAGGCCACTGAGGTTCTTCATTGACAATATCAAGATAAGCTCTATTAATAGCATCTTTAATATGTGCCTGAACTCCAATTGCTGACGTAAACGTAGAGCTAGTTAAAGTAACTTCATTTAACTCTCTAAGTAAGTCATTGCATAAATTAAGATAAGTTTCAGCCATAGTTACGCTTTATGTTTTTTCTGCACTGGAAAGTTAACTGCTAAACTAGCACCTTTATGTTTAACAAACTTTCCATCATGCTTCATTATTTTATAGCTACCATTCTTTTGCTTCATCCAATGATAGCCCTTGGGAGCAGGAACTTTCATATAGTTACCTTGATAGTAACTTTATCTCCATACCCTTTAGAAGAAGGCATTACATTGGTTTTTCTAGAGCAATCTCTTTCCATTTCATGGATAGAAGCATAACCACCAGTACCATACATAGCTCTACCACCACCCATCATCTTTTTCTTTTTAGCCATCCCACCATACATCATTTTCTTCATATCATATTTCATTTTTTAATCCTTTAAATTTAAATAGATATTCTGTAACCAACTATTTCTTCTTTAGCTTCAGAATCTTTTTCAGCTTTGGAATTAAAAATTTTGTCATAGTTTTCATCAAACTTTTGTTTATTAAATCCTTTTCTATAGCGACTTTCCTTAGAAACAATCGCTTTACGAAACATAACAGGTTTTTCATTTGAACCTATTTGAGACATAAAATACTCCAAAAAAGCATAGAGGGCCACATCGTGACCCCCTAAACTTAGGTTTACTAGTCAATACCATAAAAGGCAGAAACTAATGCTCCACCACGAAGGACTTTGGCTCCATATACGTGCAGACCACGTACAATGTCACCGAAGCTATCAGGATCACGCAATACTTCTGTATTGGTGATTGTCTGAGCAGTTGCCGTAGATGAAATATGTCCAGCAAGACACTTACCTGCTGCATTAGTTGTAGCAGCAATGTTATTGCTCTTGTACATATTAAATCCACGCAACAGCCCAGAAGATACTAGACCATTCCTAATAGATCCTTGTCCTGCGTTATAGTCAACAGAAAGCAACTTGGAAGAACTTGAAGCCAGAACTTCATAGAAGTCAGGACTTGCAAGGAACCAGCGACCTTCTTCAGGTACATTCTGCTCATCAAGTAGACGAGCCATATGACCAAGGACATCAATAGGATCATGCTCACTTCCAGCAAATCCAATGTCCAAGTTACCAGTACCATCAAAAGTACCAGCAGCTAGGTCAGTAGCATTATCAGATCCCAATATATGATTAGGACTCGATGCAGAAACACCTGCAAACATAGTTGCGATTACACCCGAATCAAAAGCATCACGAAGAGCATAGGCAGCAGATGAAGTTGCTACGTCACGAAAGTTAACGTGAGACATATTTGTTTCTATGTCATCAACAATAAACTTAAATGCATTAGCAATATCAATAATTAACGTGATTTCTGCATCAGTTAATTTAGTTGCTGTTATAGCCTGTCCTCTCTCGTATTGATCTACTGAGATTGTAGGTTCTTTAATTATTCTTACTGTGTCACCAAAAGCAGCGATTTCGCCAGCATAGTCTGTATTGGTAATTGCTTCCGCTACAGATGCTTTACGAAAAAAGTTTAAAACCTGCTTAGAATAAACCTTGGGTAAGAAAAACGAGTTTGTTTGCCCCGATACAGAATTACCAAAGTTAGCATTGGTATCTGTACTAGGTTCAAAAAACTGATCACTTGTGTTTGAAGCCATTTTATATTTCTCCTAAGAAAAGAATTTTAGATTTTCCTCACCCTTCCCTCAGAGATAGCATTGCGAATTTCTTCTTCATACTTATCAAACTGATCAAGGGACATTTTGGAAATTTCAGTTTCAGTCCAAACTTTTTCCTGACTAGGTTCTACATTGGTTGTTTTAGTAGAAACCATATCAGCAGCAGACTCTGGAGACTGCTTTCTTTTAGCTGGACTTCTTTTTGGAGAGCTTTGTCCTATACCAGATTCCATTTTATAAAGATCAATAGCTTTTGATGCTAAAGCAACATTATCAGGATTACGATAAATCCAATCTTGTATTTGTTCAGGTTGTTCTTTAGCCCAATCGTGAAAATTATCATTACCACGAATATCATCGTAGTCAGGATGGTTTTCTCTCATTGTCTGTTCAGCTTCACGCATTACAATTTCTCGTTCTCTTTGCTCAATAGCAGAAAGACGAGGTTGTAAATTGTTTACCTGTTCAGAAGCAATGTTATGTGCTACTGATTCAACTGTTTCATACAAGTCAGGATTAGACTCCCTAAACTCTTGAAGTTCTTCTTGAGATTTAGGAGCTTCATAACTAGGTTGAGATGCTTGCATTTGAGATTGAAAATCCATCTCTTTTTGCTTGAACTCACCTATTTTCTGATCATATCTACGCTTTAGATCATCGTATCTTTTTTTATAATTATGATTAGTAGAAGTTTCTTCAGGGGCCGACTTACGTTGTCGGGTAGCCTTTGTAGGTTTAGGGGCTTCATCTTCATAATATAATTCATCAGCTTGAGGCATACGTTTCCCGTCAGCTTCATGCCAAGATTTCTTCATATTATAAGGATTAGGTGTCCTTTCCTCTTCTATTACATCTGTTTCAGACATTACTCTTTCCTTTTCTAAGGGGCTTGTTTTCTTGCAAGGTAGCCAATTCTAAACGTCTAAAGAATCTGGGGCTTGTATATTACAAGGTAGCCTTATTTTAATTTACACCTAGTAAGCTAGGAGCACGATTAGCTCTCAACATGTTTTTCTTTATTTCATCTTGAGCTATTTTTTCATAAGCAAGAGGATCTTCATCCTTTTGGTTATACATCATCATGCCACCTTCTTGTTTAGGCATTCTCATTTCACCACCATCAAATGCACGTTCAGCATCATCCATCATCATTTGAAGATTATCTGAACCCATTTGATCAGTAGCTTTTTTGGTGAATACAAACTCGCCATCTGACAATCGTGCAGGTATTGAGTCTGATACACCTGTTCCTGGGCCTTCAACTTCTCCAGCACCAGTAAACTCAGAAGCAGTCGTTATAACTTTGTCAAAGATTTGACTTAGCATAGGATCTGTTTCTAGAGCATTCATTAAATAACTTTGTTCTTCACTATCCAGAGATTCATTAACAACAAAGTCCATGTACTTATCTTCCATCTCTGCATCAGGTAACTGAGAGGCTTGTGCTTCTGCCATCTCTTCAGGTGGAATATTAGGATAGGTATCTACTGGCATATCATCTGCCATCCCTTCCATTTCAGGAGGAACCATTAAAGAACCACCTTCTTGTTTGCCTTGACGAGACGGACTCTGAGATGTTTGAGGTGTTTGCATTTGTGGGCCTATTAATATTTGTCCAAAATCAACTAAATTTTGTTGTTCTTTAGGGGTTAATACACTAACAACTTTTTTAATATCTTCACCTGCTTCAAGAAAGCCTCGTCTTCCTCCTGAAATAATAGAACCTAATGTTCTTTTTAGTGTATCTTTAATATTCCCACCTTCTTGTTTACCTTGACGCAACATAGAAAAATCTTGTGAAGTTATTTCACCATCACTATTTTTATCTAGCTCACTTTGTTTTCCTACTAGTGAACCTTTGGCGTACATCATGCCACCCATAGCCATTTTATTATCAGCCTCAGTTAATTTATCTTGTTCTGCTGATAAAGACTTATAACGCATAAATTCTGCGACCATTTCAGTTTGAGCAAAAGTTCTCTTATCTTCAGGAATAGTTGAAACAATTTCAGAACCTTTCATAACAGAGTCCATGTCTAGACTTTTTAAAAGTTGTCCTAATGCCTCTCTACCTTGTTTATTTTTTTCAGCCATTATTCGCTCCTGT